CCTGCCATTAAGGCTTTTAACGCTCGGCCAAAACGGCCGAGCTTGTCGATGGCTTGGTCGATAACATAACCAAATCCTTTCCCGAATTCTTTGACCGCGTGCCCGAGGTCCCGCCAGAAGTTTTTAAAGGTTTCGCTCCGAGTCATCATCTTGAGGAACTGGGCCAATTTTTTGATGACCCATGCCACAGCGCGAATCATGGCCGTAATGATTTTCACAACGAATCGTATTGCATCGCGAAAGGCGTATACCGGCTCTGTGTCATCCATGTCATGGAAAAATTCGACCATGACAGTTTTTACCAAGGTTGCAATAGCATCTATGAGCTCAAGCTGCGCATTGACCAGCTCAGCAACGGCATCGGCTAAATCGCGGACCGTTTCGGACTGTGCCGCTTCCTCAAGCCAGCCGGCCAGTACCTCTATGCAATAGGAAATCGCGTCCACCAATCCTAAAAAGATGTGGTATAAGGTGTCCATGACTTCTGTGAATCGCTCCCCGCTTTCGTTGTGCGAAAACGCGTCTTCCAGTGCATGGATATTGCCAACAAGGAAGTCAAAGATGCCATTAGCCAGGCTGTACAAAGCTCTGCCCAGGCGTTCAAAGGTCTGGCAAAATTCTTCAAAGGCCACAGAATTACGGACTTCGTCGGCGACACTAAGAATCCACATTCCCAGGTCCGCCATGGCATCTGCGCCTTTCTTGACATACTCGACAAACGTGTCAAGGATTGGTTCAGCTGCATCAGCAAATTCGATGATTTTCTCTTTAGCCATCTCGATGAAATAATGCAACTTTTCCCAATATTTCCCGAGAAGCGCGTCCTTCCCCTCGAAATAGCCGAAATAATCGTCGAGGAGTAAGAGCAGTGTGCTGACTACCGTAATCATGCGCCCCATGGGGGACATTTTGATTAGCGCGAAAAATGCCGTCACGGCTGCCGTTGCGATTTTGATGCCCCGTGGGAACGCCATCCACATATCGTAAATATTCGTGGTGAGTTCCTTGATGAAGGTCGCAAAATGAAGGCCAATATTGATAATATAAACCAGCGCTCTGGCGGCCTTTTCCGTCCAGACGCTCATGTTCCGGATGAACATATCGTTAAAGGACCGGAACTTGGCCTGTGCTTCAGACAGCGGCCGGTTCAGGTACTTCAGCAGATAATACCCCACCCAGGTCATGGCATAAGACACTTCCTGCTTCAGTCGAGTGAATTCAAACATGAGGTCGCGGAAACTGCGCAAAATCTCCGCCTACTTTCATGTTCTTACCGTCTGCAATCAGCTTCTGATACCGCTCCATGAGCTCCGGCGTAATGGCAATGTCGTTGATGGATTCCCCAAGTGCGTCTGTGGCTTTCTTCATTTCCCAGGCTGCATCCTTGCTGACCATCATATTCCGGGCCAGCTTTTCCATGGCCAAGTCCTGGTCGGCTACGTTTTTCATCAGCCCGCCGACTGCAGTCGTGATACCTGCCAATGAGGCCGTTACTACACCGGCGGCCGCTGTAAATTCACGCCGCCAGCCACTGGTTGCAGATTCGATGGTCCGGGTCGTTGTGTTTATGGTATTGTTGAGCTCATTGAACCCCGGCCGGTCGATTTTGACGCCCAGGCCGACGAGATATTCCTGAATAAGATTTCCTGCCATTAGTGTTCCTCCCCGGCCTGCCGGCTCTGCCACTCATCAAAACGTCTCTGGTTTTCCTGCTTGACGAGCATCATTTCATGGGCATCCAACAAATCGGTCAATGTGTACGTGCCATCCCACAACTCGTGCTGTTGCCACATACCGGCGATAACCGGCGCGTACACCCACCCATTTACATTTTGATATTCGCAAGGGACAAACCGCTGAGGCTCTTGCGCAATTCCGACAAGCCGTTTGCGGCGAAAAAATCGCCAATGTTAAAGATCAGTACGTTGACCGCCAGCAGCAATACAAGCGGAGTATTATCCTGCATATCATTCAGCCCCCAGGTGCCATTCTCATTGAATACCGGGCGATCACCGGCCGGCAACGTTTCGTATACTACCGACAGGCAATCCTTCAGGAGTTTGGTAAATTCCTGCTTCGTCATGCTGGTGCGATTCTGAGGCAGTGTGTCCGACAGATTGCCCGCATTCTCGCCCGGAATCTGGTTTTCCATGCCACCTGGAAGGACCTTCTGCATGATGGTGAAAAGGATGTAACTGCCTGTGAAGGCGTCAAACTTTTTAATTTTGAACTTGCGGCCGAAGAGCTCAACCGTCTTTTCTTTTGCTCTCTCCATAATAACCTCCTATCAGACCGGCAAACGCTGCAGGTCTGCAAATAAAATGCCCCAGGATACACGCTGCCCCTGTGCCTGGAAGGGTTCATCCGGTTCTTTCACGAAAGCCCCGCCAGTGCCATAGTAAGTTTTGTTCATCTTCGGGGCTGTGATGGTCATGCTCATCTGTGCCCATTCATCGGTAGGCGCGCCGACGAGATAGTTGAACAGGCCCTGAAGCCAGTTATGAAGGCCCGATGTCTGCTGAGCGTTAATCGTGATATTCCCATTATTCCCGGCAATCTTGGACACCATGATATGTCCATCAGCAGCCACATCGTGTGCCGTGCGATCCGTAACCTTGGAGATAGTCATATCGCCGATGCCTTCGCCTTCGAGCGAGTACGACCCATACGACGGGTGGGAAATCGTCGCCGTAATATCCGTGAAACTATAAGTAGAATGTGCCATTTGGTTCCCTCCTATCTATTAACGTCCACCTGGATAGTAACGTGGTGGATGGCACCGGCCAGCTTCAAGCTGACGTAAATCGGCGGGGCTTTACGAGCGTCCCGGTCGGCCTGGGACTGTTCGTCGATAGGCTCGGACTGAATCATATAGCCGCTCGGCAGGGTGGCCCCATAAGCCAGGTTCAAAATGTCATTCGACTTCCATACCCCCGTCGCAATGAATCCGATGCGGTTCATGTCCTCGCATACAACCTTGATGGCGTCTTTGATTCGGGTCATCCCGGCTTCAGTCTGAGCAATCTTGTTGTTCTGGTACAGCAGGTCCATGACGGCCAGCTGCATGTCGTTTTTATACTTATCCAGATAAATGACTTCGTCGAACCAGGTACCATCTGCCATCGTGCCTTCTTCGAACACGTTGTAATAGCTGCCGCGGTTAATGTAGACATTGCCATAGTTTCCCTTGATGGCGTTGACCTTGGCCGACGAGAACAGCGCAGAAGAGTTTTCTGTTTCAACGCCGACTTCTGTCTTATATGCCAGTGTGAAAGCACTATTGATAGTCCCCGTCATGGCGCCCATGGCCCAGCCAATGATGGCGCAAACGGCGTCGTCGTTCTTCGAGCTGTACTGCCCAAAGCTGTGCCGATAGCTCAGGTCCTTGAGCTTCTTGAAAATGCCGCCATCTTCTGTGTCCATGACTTTGGTGTCGTTCGTCGTGTACGCAAATACAGTGTCCGGAGATACCGATTCGACGTACTGCGCACACTCAAGGATTTGGTCGTTGGAAATGGCTCCACAATAAATGCCGATGTACCATTCGCCGTCGTCTTCGCGGCAGGCCTGCAACGTAGCCAGCGGCGTTTCTAAAGCACTGTCTGTCTTCATGGCCTTGCCAATGGCGACCTTCGGCGGGGTCTTCGCCTGCCCAAAAATAAGAGCTGCTGCTTTATACAATCGGTCGCTTGTGGTAAAGCCATCTTGCAGCATTTCGGTCGTGTTTTCATAGGTTTTAATTCTGGCCGACCCAAAATCGACTTTGTCGCCAACATCACCCATAAGCAATGCCAGGTTAAAGGCTTTGCGGACCGCCGACCGGGCCGACAGGTTGACCATAATATTCGCAATCGGGTCCAGCGGCAGTGTGTAATTTGCCATGGAAATTCCTCCTTATCAATTATGTACTGAAGTATTGACAGTAAGCGATTCGATGTGTCCGACGTCTTCGTCTGGCGCTTCGTACCACTCGTTAAAGTGCAGCGCGACATCATACCGGTTCCACCATTGTCCGTCGTAAACCTCGGGCACATAGCGGCACACCGGCATATCCGGAATCAAAAATACTTCGTTCTTGCTGAGCATCCGGCGGATGCTATCAGTAAAAACGCCATCCTTGATTTCATTGGCAATGTCGCAGGCGTTGGGACCGTATATCGTGCATAGTAGTTCCCATACCCGCGTCCGGGCACGTTTCCGGATGACCGTATCATTTTCCGTTACATAGATGCTATCGTTCTGCTTACCATATTCGTCGTCCATCTCGGACAGGTTGAGAAAAATGATATTATCATCCATCTCCCAGTCCGGGCCGCCTTTCGATGGATATTTCCACCGGATAAAGCGGTCAGATGGCTTATTGACGTCACTTCCGGCTATAGCATCGATGGCATCCCAGAACTGATTCATCAACTCGCTGTATTTCATGCGCTTTCACCTGCCAACGTACCAATGGCTTTGTAATAGCCATTGCTCTGGTAATCGAATACCTGCAACAATTTATATTTCTGATTCCGGTATACGCATATGTCGGACACCGTGTCGGTATCCGTGATATGGAAAGGCTGGTCTGCATAAAACGTCTTCAGGCCGCCCTGGCGGTCGCCTTCCGGCAGCATCTCGATGTCTTTAGAGGATGCGGGAGAAACGATGCCTTCGAATTCAATCGTCGAAGTCGTTGACGTCTGCACGCCTTTAGACCAGGTGCTCCCAGTATTCCGGATAATCGTGAAGGTATCGCAGAAATCCGGGTCATGTATCAGTTCTCCTAAATTGATCATGTTTTATCCCTCACTACATAGGTAATGGCCTTCCGCATTTCACCGGTATCAATCAGAGGCTGCGAAGATCCTTTCTTCTTGATGGTATATGGCGCATTGGGCGGCCATCCGTTCGCCGGGTTTTCGAACCATCCGCGGGCGGCCGATACAGCCACCATCCCTGCTTTGTTCAGGTTGGCCTCACATTGCGCTGGTTTCCCTTCTAAGGCGTTTTTACTAGCCACGCCAATAAGTTTACCTATAGTCTCTTTCTGGCTCGCTATAGCCGGTTCCAGGACGGGTCTGGGCGGCACGTGATACATCGGACTTCCGTGAGATTGGAGATACAGCTCATGAGCCTTGCTGTACTTCATGCCGGCATCAAGATTACCCTGCATTTCCTTTCTCATGGAGGCACTGCGGACGCCATGAGACTGGATGTAGAGCAGTTCAGCATTATTGATTTCGCTGCTGTGTTCACGTGTCGAATTCTCTGCCGGGATGCCTACAAGGACCTCTTTTTTCGCCAGGGCCTTCAGCTGTTTGCGCAGCTCCCGCAGGTGATTGAATTTCTGCAGGGATACATCCATTACCATACGCACATCCCCCCTGCCGATACCAAGCGGGCGATCGTGATGAACTGCTGGCCGAAGGCGGTGTATTTATAAGTTCCCCAGCCATCGAAGTCGCCCGTCATCATACTGAAATCATAAGAAACCGACAAGTCACCGGCACTTTTCGACGTCTGTACGCCTTTAGCAAGGCCGGCGCTGATAATCTTCGACGTCGCATCATTAGGGTCCGCCGCAGACTGCATATAGAGCGTCAGCCAGTGAGCGATAAACAACCCCATGGCCATTTCCCAATAGTCCCGGTAACGACGATAGGAAAGTGCCGCATTGGCCAACTTCACCCATCCGGAAACGACAACGGACGGAATCACCTGATTTCCGTCCGCATCTACTTTATTGAATTGAGGATATGCAGCATAAAAGGTGTCTTCTGTGTATTCGGGGTTATCTCCACAGCGGATATTCGAGGCTGCCGAGATGATTCCCATCACATCCAATGTAGAATAGAGCATCACACCGCACTCCTTTCCGGACTATTTTGCAGTCTTCGTATCCGCTTTGGCGGCTTTTTTATCTTCCGCCGAATCATCTTTCTTATTTTCCGCCAGGTCATCAGCTACGTTAATCGTGCCATCGGTTTTCGCCCATGCGTACATCGGGTCATTGACAACCCAGTCCGGCAGCGTTTCGAATTTATACGGTTCTACTGTCAGGAGCTTGTCCTTTTCACCGGTCGGCGCCGGATTGCGAAACGCGATCTTTTTCTTTGAAATCAAACGAACACTCATAGGTTACCTCCTAAATTCCGTCACGATAGATAAACGGTTCGTAATAATGAATCTTGACCTGGCCTACGTTCGACATGTACAAGGAATCGTAGGAAGCCGTGTTGATATTCGGCTGGGTCATGACACGGGACAGCGGAACCGGGACATCCATGCCGACGAATCGTGTTTCATTGACATAGGCAATCATACGATTGGTACTGCCTTCGCCGCGTCCTGTGCAGAACCGGCATTCAGCAATGACTAAATCGACGCCTTTGGCCTTGGCAATGTTGTTGTCCATCAGGTATTTGAGCAGGGATACCGGCGCCGTGGCCCCATTGGCAGTAAAGGGCGTGCGGTTGAGATAAGCAAAGTTTTCCGGGTCAATCAGAATGTGATTCGGAATGGCCGAGTTATCATACTGTGCAGCCGCCCAGCCTGCGACAATGGCATCATCGATGTCGTCCAGGATTTCCTGCGGCGTCTTATTCTTCCAGGTGGTTTTGCCCGAGGCACCTGTAGCAACCGCTGCCGCTGTAATATTGGCATCATTCATCAGGCCGGTCGTGCCATAGGCGGACTGACCGAGATAAGTATTGATGTCCATGTATTTGTCATAGTCGAGGCGGATGCCATCGTCATAGATCTGTTCGATGGACCGGCCAGTTACTGCCCCGCGAAGCTGGTCCTGGATTTTGATGGACATGGACACTTCATACGGCATAACCTTGTACAGGTCTTTGCTCAGGTCAGCCTGGATACGTCTGATGGCATTCTGGACGCCGCCGATGCCGTCCCGTTCGCCGCCGGTGACGCTATAGTCCACGTTCATCGCCGACGTAGCTTCTACCCAGCCGCCGCCACTTTCGATGGTGATATCACGGGGGTAAGTAGTATTGGTTAAAGGCTCACGCAGGGACGGGTCAACTTTTTCGAGTTCGCTTTCCAGGAATGCCAGGCCGCTGGCAATCGCCGAGGCGTCCATCGTAATCTGGCCAGACACGCCCATCTGTGGAGCTGTCGCTAATTTATACTGCTTGTTCATGCTGATTCTCCTCCTTCATTAAACGCCCTGACGGGTCAGAATCGTAAGTTCAGCCACATTACGTTCATCGGCATCAGACGACCATTTTACCCCAGTCAGTTCGATGCAGTTGCCTGTTTCATCACTGGCGCCGAGGTCACCGATAGCCGCACCGGCCGGGCTGGTGCCATCGACAACTTTCGTGCGGACGTATACCTTGCCATTGACGGCAGGAGTGCCCCATGCGCAGAGGGCCGATACGCCGCCGCGCTGCAGAATATCGCAAGGTTCGGAGGCACGATATGCACCCCAGTTCTGGTAGGGCCATACAATTGCGCCTTTTACCTTACGCATAGCAATCCCAGCAAATCCCGTGGCTGTATCGGTCGCCGTCCATGCATGGACCGTGCCGTCGTCTCCCATGGCCACAGGAGCGCCGAATTTGATTTCTTCCGAATCGGAAGCCACCGGGCGGGTGCGGGATACTTCATCCCCATGACGGGACGCCTGGCCGGGATAGCCATAGTTCATATTAATTCCAATTGTCGTGCCTGGCATAATTAGTTACCTCCTTTGTAATGCGGGTTCCGTTTGCGGCAGTTTTCGCCAAACGCCCGCGGGTCACCCTGTTTATTAAGGGCCGAATCGTTTACTTTGCGGCGGCGGTTCAACGCGCCATAGCCGCCCGTGAGGGG